AGTCTGGGTGACGTGAGTCGTTGCGCAACAGATACAGATATCGTTGTGTGCTCACACTGTAGAACCAAACGCCCACAGCATTTACAGTACTATTCTCCATTGGCCTCCTGGATATAGTCCTTGATAACTCTTGACCCATGTTGTGCCGGTCCATTTGTATTGAATTCCAGTTGTTATATTAGTTACGTATTGTAGGTTGTCAGGACTAGAATTATTTTCAAAAACCACTTGCCAACGACCATCTAGGTATTCAATGATATCGTTCTTTTGAGCAATCAGCGGTTGTCCCAGTGTGCCTTGCCAGGCCACAGCGTAGCCATTGTCACTGCCAGTGTCTTCGGTTAACAAGTACCGTTGTCCTTCAACAGGCACAGGTAATCCTTCGTTTGGCCCACTGCGCAACGGATCAATAACTGAACGTACAGGTGACAAGGTATTTTGTGGAACAGTGTCTTCATCTATAGTATACAGCATAAATCGGTCATCGGATGGGTCATAAGCAATGGTTCCGGCAACTTCAGTGCCGTCAGGTTGCTCTAAAAAGATCTGACTAATACCTGGCCGTAGCACTCCGTAGGCACCAACCAATGCTGTCCATAACAAGTTACTTGGTGGTGAATCTGGTGGTGTCAAACTGGCATTGGGTTCGTCAATCACAGCACTGGGACGCAGAGCCTGTAACTTGTTGCCAATCAACAAGGTTTGATAATCCCAAGGAGTGATCACTATACGTGTGCCCAACAGCAAGTCGTTGTCAAGCACTGCATTTGACGCATCACCTTGGGCGTCATATATGTTGGCAATGATACGTTCAACCACACCCAGTTTCTTGACCTTGGCCGGGCTACTGATCCAAATTGGCAGGGTAAATGTCATTGTACAAATGTCAATGGGATCTTCTGTGCCAACTGGAACTGACCGGCTGGTCCACTGTGTTGATTCTAGTTCAACAATGCTCAAACTGGTCCAGTCAAGATAGTTGTCTGTGCTTTGAATTTCCAACGCAGGGTTAAACAACACCACAATCTGTTCCAACAACTGCATCTTTTGATTGGTGTTGCTGGTCCATATGTCCAGCTTGAGTGTGAGTTTGTATGGCACAGGCATCAAGCGTTCAATGGTAAACGCATTGCCCTGTGTGGTTTCGTAGGTGTCAGTGACATCATCGTAGGTGCGTTGACGCACAGCAATGTTGCTGACATAGTAGGGCTCTTGCATTCTGGGACGATCGTAGTCAAATCCAGAAATGTAAAAACTCATCATGGGCACAGATGTCATAAAACTAGCAGAGTTGTTCTGCATGATGGTTTGTACTTGTCTACTTGAATCACCGTAGCGTATAGGCACACGTACCAGTGTGTGTGCTGTGCCTTCTTCGTTGCGTCCGTATTCTACTTGAAAGTTTGAAAAGATGCGGGTGAACTGTAGCAAAAAGCGACGTATTTGTTCGTCGTAAAAGAACATTGGATTTGCGGCTGAATTCTCTGTTGTCATTGTTGTTTAACCACCGTTGTCTGCATTGGGTTTGAGGATCTCACTCAAACTCTGTCGGCTTGGAATAGCACCACGGTCAGTGGTCTGTACTGTGTTTCTATTGTTGACAAAACTGGCTCGTTGTGACGCTGCCGGCCCTTCGGACTCAAACACAGGTTTGATACGAACACTGTCTTCAATCTTGACCCATGACGCACCATTGAACCGGAACAGGCGGTTTGGAAAGTAATCCAATCGCAAGGCATAGTCGCCAACTGCTGGAGTTGCCGGAAAACTAACACCCGGAGTCACAGGCAATCCGTTTGGTGCAATGCCGTCACCAGTCAAGTAGCCAATTGTGTAGCCATCTGACCGCGGTGTAGTACCCTCGCCGCCTTGTGTGCCATCCACTGTGGGCGGTGTCTCGTCTGCTGTCAGGCCTGATTGTGCAGGTTGTCCATCTTCTGCTGTGGGAAGAATATAAAACTTTACTGTATCGTAACCAGTGAGCGGAACTTCCACATCTGCTTGTACTAAAATTGCATCGTTTAATTCTAGATCTTTTGTGCGAGTAGAAGTTTTTCCTGCAATGGTGTCTGGAGTCTTTTCGGTCCAGTACGTGGTGTTGGTTATGTCTGTGCCAGGCGGAACATTGGTGTTGGCAGTGTAGTACTTGTTGCCATTGTTCACAACAGTGCCAGCAGGATAATAATTACCCGGATCCCAGATGTTGTTGGGTTCAAATGCCTGTTTGGTAATGCTGTTGTATTCTTGAGCATTGACCATTGGAGTGGCTTTGACCCGCCACAAGTGCGGCAGCCAAGTTTGACTGAAACCCTCACTAGCAAAGGCCGCATCTTGAATCACATACCAGCGCGGCAATGCTTTGGCTAGACTTTTGTCTAAGGGATGATAATCTTTTAGGTTGGGAATCTCTATCACATCACCTGACATGAGTTTGCGCCCAATGGTGTCAATCATGTCATTGTAATGAAATGTGATGAATAAAGTGTCGTTGTTCAAAAACAAGCCAAATTGTGTAAGATCAAAGTCAACGTCTGCCACACGATACACACCGCGTTGTATATACACATCAGGATCGTATTGTCGATCACGGTTTTCTAGCAACAGTAAATCTTCAATGAATAACGGATTTGAAGTTTCGTAAACAGGAAGCGTAGCATCTGCATCACCGGGGTCGCCTGTGGCCGGACCCATGTACTTGTGGATGTAAATATCCAAACCGCCAACAGTGTATTGTTCACTTATAACTTGATCTAAGTATTTGTAATCATTTGTCCGGTTAGGCCGGTACATGCTTAGGCGTGGAATTTTAATTCTCCTTTAACTGCTTTGCAATTATCACCATGCCATCTGTCATAGTTAGATTTACCACCTATTAAAGCATTACAATTATTGCAATGATACTTAGTTTTTGGACCACGTAATTTTTTTAATGTTTCTTCTGTATGATGTTTGCCGTAAAAATGATTTTCTTCTCCAAAAAATCCTTTACCATAAAAATGATTATTACTACCGGTACTTGCTAATCGTTTTTCGCCTTTACGAGCCTTGTTAACTTTAATCATTGTTTCTCTTCTAATTTGTTTAACTCTTTGGCTTTCGTTGGCTGCACGATTCTGGGCACTAATTTTTAATTTATTTTTCCACTCGTCAGTAAATTCTCTACCTTTAAGGATGATGTTTAAGTTTTGTTTTAATGTTTCGTATATCCTCGAAGTAACACGATGTCGCTGTTGTCCTTTTCCGCGACTATGCATCATCATTTTACAGGCATAGGCCATCTTTTTTTGATTATTGCCATCCACCATCTTAGTAAGTAACCAGTGTGCAATAAAATGCTCTCTGGCAGTTAACTCTACTAGGTTGCTAGAGTCGTTATTCCCGCCCAAGCATTTAGGCATAATATGATGTATTTCTTTATACTCGCCGGTTAATAAACGGCATTTCGCCCGTTCTATAATTTGGTTGTACCATCGACTATACTTGTTATTATGGAAGATCATTGTGTATTTATGGTACCGGTTGACCATTAAATCCTAAACTGCTATAATACACACTTAACCACTCTAGGAGTATGTTATGAAAGCTGTTAACTTTTTAGCAAAGTACACAGGCCCAAAAGGCAAGGGGTTTATACAGTCTTATGACAAGATAAAAGCCACAGAAAAATGGGTGGAGTATGCACTGGACATTGTGGACATGAGCCGCATTATAATGTCTGCAGACTTTGACACTAAATGGCGACTGGCAGAAGCCTTGGAAACAGCAGAACGCAAAAAGGCCTGGATGTACAAACACAAAAATTTTGACGTCGTTCGTGCCGCTAAACTTTTTGACGCTGTAAAACACTTGCCCAGAACTAAGTAAGGAATATTATGATCGCAACTAAACCCGTTAAACCTCTAAACCCACGCAGTGCAGATACCAATGCCATGGGCATGGAACCCACTTGGAAAACACAACCCACAGAAGGCCGCATCAGTGCCTTTAGTCATGCATTCTCCTGGTACAATTACTTTTACGGCAAAAAAGATGCCCGTGACATGATTGTAAACTATTTGGAAGCACATGGTCGTAAAGACGATGTTCGAACACTTCGACGCATTCCAGACAGTTCAATTCGACTCACAACAGGCTGGTTGTGCCGCATGAGTCAGGTAGGACTGGAGCTCACAGATCACGAGCAGATCAAATTGGATAACTTGCTTCGAGAGATTTTGGAATCCAAACAAGATGAAGAGGTAGCAGAAGTACCTGTTGATGATTCAGTACCACGAATCACCATCCAGGACCGACTGCGTGAAAAGGTATCAGAATGCGCAGGTGAGTTGGACGGCTTGTTTGATGACTTCGTTGCGTCAGGAGCCAAACTCAACGCAGACTACAAGCCCGTGGTGCTGATGCGTAGCCTAAACATTGCCCCACAGATGGTAAACGACATTCGACAAATCTGGACACGCAAACAAGCAGAATTTGATGCGGCAGTAGAGGGCAAAGATGCTGACCTAGTACAAGGCTACAGTTTCTTGAGCAAGGTGCAGTTACGGAATTGCGTAAAGTTCTGTGAGTTGGTGATCTCGGACTGTGGTGCGTATGTACAGATTAAAAAGGTTGAGCGCAAACCACGCAAGGTCAAAGCAGTGCCTCCAGAAAAACGTGCCGCAAAGTTCAAGCATGTCATGGAATTTGCAGAACTCAAACTCAAAGGCTTACCTGCCGCAAGTTTGGTGGACAAAGCAGAAGCCTGGTTGTATGACACCAAAAAGCGTAAACTGATACATGTTGTAGCAGACAGCCACGCACAGGCGTTTACTGTAAAGAGCAACTCAATTATTGGGTTCAGTACAGTAGAGAGCCAGCAAAAAACTGTACGCAAGCCTGCAGATGTGCTTCGAGCATTAGGTGCCGCAGGCAAGCCAGCCGCTAGAAAGATCTACAAGGATCTGACCACAACAGAAACACCGTTTAACGGACGTGGCACAGAGAACCTGATCATCCTTAAATCCTGGTAAATAACTGGAACGGAGCTCTATACCATGGCAATTGAAGAACAATCAAGCCTTAATACGCTAAAACAAAACCTTATTGAATATGTGCAGTTACAACTGGCTTCGCAGATCATTGACCTTGAACTAGATGCAGAGCATTACGAAGCCGCATACCAAAAAACAATTGGTGTGTATCGTCAACGTGCTCAGGGTGCGTATGAAGAAAGTTATACCTTTATGGAGTTGGTCAAGGATGTAAACATCTATACCTTGCCCCAAGAAACCATACAGGTTCGACAGATTTTCCGTAGAACGTTTGGCGATAGTGCAGGACCGTTTTCGTCAAACTTTGATCCGTTCTCACAAGCCAGTGTCAACGTTTACCTAATGAACTTCAACGTGGCTGGCGGCCTGGCCACTTATGACTTCTACAGCCAGTATGTTGAACTGGCCGCACGTATGTTTGGCGGCTACATGAACTACACTTGGAATCCTGTTACCAAGAAATTGCAGATTATCCGTGACCCAAAAGGCACTGGCGAGAATGTACTGCTTTGGACCTACAATCTAAAACCTGAATTCAACCTGCTGAGTGACTTCCAGATCAGTCAATGGATCCGTGACTACATGGTAGCCAACTGCAAAATGATCATCGGTGAAGCACGTGAGAAATTTGGCACCATTGCCGGTCCGCAGGGCGGCGGAACCTTAAACGGTGCCGCAATGAAATCTGAAGCCACAGCGCAAATGGAAGCACTGCTGGTAGATCTCAAGAACTATGTGGATGGTTCACAGCCCCTGAGTTGGGTAATCGGCTAAACATCTGTTGCAAATCATACAGTTGTGTGTTATAATAACACATGGCAGATTTAATGATTGACTTAGAAGGTTTGGGCACCGGCCCTGACACCACAATACTAACCATTGCGGCCCAGAGTTTTGATCCGCTAGGCTCTGGATACAATGAGCGCAAATACTATGCTCGTATCGCACTAGAGAGCCAAGAAAATAGATCAATCCAACAAGGCACAATTGACTGGTGGGCAACTCAACCTGCGGCAGCACGTGATGAAGCATTTCACGAACAAGACCGAATTCCGTTAGACCAAGCACTGGATGAGTTGGGCCGGCTGATTTGGCAAAGCAATCGTGTTTGGGCACAAGGTCCCACATATGACATGAACATCCTGGAACATGCTTATAAAAGTTACGGAAAACCAATTCCGTGGCAGTTTTATGCAGTTAGAGATTC